ACATCACGAACCCAAGCAGCATTAGAAGCCCCAGTAGAACCCTTAGCAGGCTTCCTAGATAGCAATAACTTAACACCCTCAACTTCACGGCGAATCATATCACCCATAGTGCTATCCCAATTAGACATAGCCCTAGCGTTATCCAACACAATAGGCAGACGCTCCTCAAGCGTCATCCTAGCCTGCTGTGCTTCCTTGCTTAAACCAAACTCATTAGACAATATGTTATCAATTTGTCGGTCAACATTATTTGCTTCTCTGGCGAGGACAGCATCCATCTGGGCAAGCATCTTTTGTGCTTTCTTAACAGACATGTCCTTGCCCTCAAAACGAATAGTGTTGTTGGTGCGAGCACGCTCCAACAACTCATCAGTAGGATTATACAGGCTTTCCATTTCTTTAGCCAACGCATCCCGTGACTCTTGAACAGCCTGCAAATCAAGACCCTCGGTACGCAACGAATCACCCTTGCTCATAAGGTCCAGTTCATAAGACTCTTTAGAGCCACGCAACAAACTTTCTGCCAAAGGATTATCTACAACAGTTTGCCACTCATCAGTTACACCACCACCAACAATAGGTGTAGGTGTATCCTTGGCAAGTAATACAGCCCATTCAGAAGCAATATCATCCATATCAGGAAACACAGTTCGCATCGGAACAAGTGTTCCTCGGAAACCGCTATCAACAGCATCACCTGTTAATCCACGCAAGAAATCTATAAGCATACTATCTGCAACAACATCGCTATTATCAACAGAAAACTCTGCTGCTACAGCCTGAAAGTTTTGACGCAACCATCCAAAGAAACTTTCAATTTCAAAACTAGTAAGGTCAGCACCCTGCTCAACAGCGTCATCAATCATTCTGGTAAAATCAAGGAACCCATCAAGTAAATCCGCTTTAGCGGGACTTACAATACGCAATGTTTCGGAAACCTCACCAGTAGTAAATACTTCATCAACAACACTAGCCCAAGTTGGGTCCTCAATACCAACCTCACGGAAAACCCTAGCAATAGTATCGGAAACAGTTTCTGGTGACACAACTTGTTGCATCATGTCGGCATTACGGAAGTCAACCAAATCTTCTTCAGGTATAGCATGACCCATAAGGCTATCTGGCATACGACCAAAGGTACCAAACTCATCATCAACAGGCTTAGTAGTCCAAACCTGAAATGGTGCATCAACATCTGTGGCATCAGGAACAGAACCCCAAATTACACCATCATCAGCATAACTAGCAAACTCACGAACCTCACCTAAAACCCGAACACCTTCAAGTTCTTTATCAACATTATCTAACTCATCAACAAGGCGTTGACGACTAGCATCAAAATCTGCACCACTAGGCATATCATCTAAAGTTTCACGCAAATACTTTTGACGAGCAACCAACCTAGCCTGCTCCCTAGGTTCCGATTTGCCACCATTCATCATACGCTTAATGCGTTCAGCAAACCATTCAATAGGTTTATCATCAAGTTGTTCTGCACCAACATCAATACCAGCCAAACGAGCATATTCTTTACGCAAATCAAAACCCAACGCATAACGCCCATAAGTATTATTTGTTATAGCATCACGCAAAGCCGTGGCTTGACGCAAATACCCACCCCAAATATCATCAAACTCACCCTTAGCATCATCAGAAACCCTAAGACTTTTCAGACGAGCAGATTCAATAACATCAAATATTGTGTCCAATTCTTCACGAATAGCAACAACCTCAGAGTTAGTAAGCGAACGCTCCATGTAGCGTCCCTTAAGAATATCATCAAGTGTGTTAACAAAATCATCGGCGGATTCCGCTACACCCTCCTTTGTCCTCGCCAACTTAGCAGCGTTACGCACCTGAGTGCGTAACTTCTTCTGAGTAGAAGCAAGAATCTTACCCATTGTGGTAAGTCTAGCAACCAATTCAGGGTCAGAAACAACAGCCTTAATCATCATTGGTTTAATAGCATCCTCACCATAACCCATAGCACGATTAACATAAGCAATACGACTCTTAGCCCTAGCAATGCTTTCAGCATAACCCTGAGCAATAGTTCCCAAATCGTCAGCAAACCATTTAAAACCGACTTCTTCCATAGAAATCTTATTCAAACCATCAATAGTTGCATCGGTAACATCACGACCCAAAAATTGTGACATCTTAACAACTTTACCATTTTCATCAAGAACAGGTGCACGCAACTTACGGAAAGATAAAGTACCACCAGTTTCTAACAAATCTCTTTCAGTCAGTTCGGCAGAACGATAACCAGATTTAGTTGTACTTGAACCCAAAGTCCAAGCCTTAGCCTCAGGAGTAATCTTATGGAATAAGTGATTCTCAAGATAGCCCATTTCGGAAACGGCTAAACCATATGTTTCACCAAGATTGTATTGAAGTTCAACAACTTCATTACGCAACTTATCAGACCAACCCTTATAAGCAGTATAAACTTCTTTTGCTGGTTCACTAAGAGTATCAAATAATGCGGGAGTTTCTATTGCACGATACACCTGAGCAATAGTTTCGTCAGCCTCGCCAGCCAACTTTGCTTTCTCCATGATTGTAGAAATCTCACCAATAGCCTGCTTTAATGCTGTAGTGTAAGTTCCCTTAGCCCAAGTACTAGCAGACATTTCCATCAAACCTTGAACAAACTCTGGCTTATAAATGTTTTGTGTCGCCCTGCGACCAAAACCCTTTAAAGTTAAATCTTTTAAAGACTCAGTAGTAGTTTTCTGCAACAACGCAGTACCAGCAGGAGTAGAAGCCAAAGCGTCACCAATAGTAGCACGGACAGGAGCGAGAGTATTTCTCCAAGCCTTAGCCAAACCACTAGAATAAGGAATCTCCTTACCCATATATTTTACACCAGAAGCAATATTCTCAGCCTTGCGAATATTAGCAGGAATCTCCGTTGCCCCATAACGAGCAATGTTAGACAACAAAGGTTTAAGTTCAGGATATTTCGGAACCAAATCTAAAGCAACTTTATTGGCTAAAGCAAAGCGTGAAGCCTTGGAGGCGGCACTAGCACCCAAAGTTAAATATGTTGTAGGGTCAAACAAAATATCTAAAGTAAGATTAGAAAAACCTTTAATAAGACCATTTTTAACACCAGCAGCCTCGGCAGCACTAAAGTTCTTTGTCCGTGCCTGCTTTAAGAAATCATCAACACTAGGCGCATTTCCTTCAAAAACATCAACAAGTTCTTTAACAGCACTTTGACCAACCTGTTGAAACGGTGAAACAACTTTGTCATAAACACCAAAAGCACTCTTAGCCGCTTTAGCAGGAGCAGAAGCAATACCTCTAATAAGGTCACCAATAGGACCCTTATCATTAACAGAACCTTTACCACCCTCAGCAATAGCCAAAGCAGCAGTTCTAGCCTGAGCAGATTGAACATAACTTAAATTAGGGTTATTAGCCAAATTGTTAACAACCTTTTCGGTTGTTAACTCTAACTTATTTTTTTCTTGAGCAAAAGTTGATTTAGGTTTACCATCTTTTCCTTTGCTACCAACAGAAAGATTTACAATAGTACCATCAGGTTTAATGTAAATAGGGTTACCATCAGAATCAAAACCGTATCCGCTAGCCCCAGATTTTTTGGGCTGCGAAAACGGCGAACGCTTAACGGACATTGCGCTTGATGTTGGTTGGCTTTACCACAGGAGGAACTACTGGAGTAACCGTTTTTGGTTTTACAACTGCTGGTTTTTTGGCTACAGGTTTCTTTTCTTCTGGTTTCTTTTCTTCTGGTTTTTTAGTCTCACTAGGAAGCAAACCATAATCTGCTGTGGTTTTAGCACGCATCTTATCAGCCTCACTAATAAGGTCGGCAATGGTTTCGTCAACCTTGCTTTCCGCACCAGTTTGTTCTGCACCAATTTTTGCCAAAGCATCAGCAAACTGTTGTTCAATTCCACTCTTAACATCGGCACGGCGACCACCTAACTGTTGCAAACCAGCCATAGTACCCATAAGAGCAGCGTTCTGTTGTGCAGAACCATAATTCTGTTGCCCAACATTCAACTGGCTTAACGCATACTTTTCTAGGTCACTAGTTGACTGCGCTGTTTGGCGTGCCAAATCAGTAGCAGCCTGCACTTCGCCAGTACCTGCACCTTGCGACTGTAAAGCAGCCAGTAACGGATTATCTGCAACATTGAAAGTGCTAATAGGAACACCCTCATATGCGGTTGATGGACGGAACTGTTGCTCAAAGTTTGTTTGAGCACCAGAAACTTGTTCTTCAGCCAAGTCAAAAGCCTCAGACGCAGATTTTAAAACAGCCTTTAAATCATCATCAGTCTTGGTTTTTTGAGGGTCATACAACTCTGCAACTCTTTTTAGCATTTCTGCCTTACGAGTAACAGCCTGCTCACGCAAAAACGCTTCACCCTCACGACCACCTTTAATATTACGGATGCGTTCAATTTCTTCTTTCTTTGCCTTTGCGGCAGCATCCGCAGCAGCCTTGCCACCATCACCAGATGGTTTTACCGAAGCATCCAAACGCTTTTGTGCAGCCTCAATAGGAGAAATGCGTGCAGACCACCAAGAAGCAGGTGGTTCTTCACCATAAATTGTTCTATATGTTGCAGCCTCAGCATACAAACCATCCCACATAGACTGAATAATAGTTTGACCATCAGGAGTTGGTGCAACAGGTTGAACAGGTTTAACTACACTAGGATACTGACCAGTAATAGGACTAGGAGGACCAGCAGCGGCACGAGGAGGTTGTGCAGGTGGTTGTGGACCAACATTACTAGCAGGAGCGATACGCTGAGGTCGTGTCTGTGTAGCAACCCGTGTAGCCTGAGGCAAATTAGCCGTAGGGGTTTTAGCAGTAGCAGGATTAGGTTGACCTTTGCCTTGAGCGGGAACAACTTCAAACTTTCCAGTAGCAGGATTAAACTTAAACGCCATAATAACTCCTAGTAAGCCGAATACTGCTTCAAAGCAGTAGCCGCATTAATAATATTCTGTTTCTTCTGCAACTCTAATTGTGCCAAGTAATCATCCAACTCCGCCTGAGCATTAGCCTCCTGCGTAGCAGCCATATTAGCCTCATCCTGCAACTGTTGAGTAGCCTCACCCAAACGCTCCTGCATATCAGCCGCATACCTAGACAGACCAGCACGCTGAATACCAGACTGCACATTAGGACCAGCAACACCACGCTGACCATACTCAGCCATCTTAGGGCGGAACCCCTCAGTCAACTGTTTAGTCAACTTTGCCATAGACCTTTGTCCACGCTGTTGCCCCAAAATGGCACCCTGACGGTTGGCAATAGACTGGGTTGCACGCCTTTTGCGTGCAGTAGCCTCAGCCATACCATAATCACCGTAATATGCGTCTAACATACTCATCACTATTACCTGTTTCGTTCCTTAACCATAGACTTCAAATCTTCAATCTCTTTACCCATTCGCTCCAACTCAGACTGCAACGACCTAAAGATGCTTTGAAGCGCATCTTTATCGCTACTGTTTAGCACGGACAAAAAGGGTGGTTGCCACATGTTAGCCGAAAATCTGTCCACCAAGAACAACATCAGCGTTGTCCCCGCTAGTTGTTAAAGCGGTAATTGCGGCAGCCGCTAACTTAGCATAAGTTATAGCCCCGTCATCAATGTTGGTTCCAGCCGCCAATGCCTCAGCAAAAACTTTAACAGCGTTAAAGTTTTCTACAACCTCAGTTGCAATAGCAGGAGTTCCGTTTGTAAATGTATTTGGTATGCTTAAGGTAGCCATCTTAACCCTTTACTCGTCTTGAATTATATTTATATCCGATACTATTGATACCCCATTTTTGATTAGAAGGACCAACAAACTCTAGTTGAACAGTTCTAGCCAACCCTAAGTTTCTACCAGTTTTAACAGTAGAACTGATAGCACCACTAGACCAATTCTCACCCCATAAACCAGAACCCCAAATCAAAGAATCCGTGTTAGGTGTTTGAACTATAGTAAAAATCTTTCTTTGATTACCTTCACCTTCAGTAAAGTCATGGTAAACTTTAACTGTAATATTTTGTGCAAGGTCAGATTCTTTAATAACAAAGTCTGGACGGCGAAACATTTTCTTTTGCATATACGAACCACCATCAAACCAGCGTGTTTTATAATATGATTCAAATGCAGATTCTGTTCCAGTAATGTTATCTGATTCTTCAGAATACAAATCAACCTTCATAACATATGCTTGTGTCGGGTGGCACATCAAACGATAGTCATTGTTTGATGCGTCAGTCCAGTTACAACCACCAACTAAACCATAACCATCAGATGACTGAAACTGGGTGTAAACACCGTCACGGATGCTGGGGTCCAAAACAAAGTTAACACTAGGATAAGCAACACTAGACTCTGTAGAATATGGTACAGAAATCCACACACGCCGACCAACCCAAGACACACTAATGGACTCATGCTCAGCAGGGTTAATCTGATTCAAGTCAATAGCAGTACGCAAGTTACTAAACATGTCCTTGATACCTGAACCATTATAGTAAAACAAACCTTGGTTATGGCTAAAGAAATATACGCCATCTTCTGATTGTGCTATAGCATGATGGCTTAGGCAACCAAGACGGGTTGTTAATTCCACAACTTGAAAAGTTGCGGAATCATAACCCAAAATAGCGTACACAGCATTAGGCTTAAACACAACTAACTGACCGTTAACAACAGCCATACCAGTAATACCTTGCCCGCCACCATTTAATTCAAAATAGTCGTCCTCATCCCAGTTTTCAGGAGAGTTTTCCAAAGACCAATGAATACGATTAGGGTAATCAGTACCAGCAATATCAACATTAGCAGCCCACATCTTGTTAGCATGGACAATAAGATGCTCGGCAGTAGGCATTTTGCGTTCAGAACTAGTAGGAGTTGTTTGCCAAGCATGAGGAGCAGTACCAGATGCTGTCAACGCTGTAGCATAAGTGTCGGTTGTTTTCCACACATATCCACCGTTACCAGCAATTCCAGTACAAAAATACATGCTATTACCCCACTGTGCCATACACACACCATGAGGGCTGGCGGAAACAATATCGTTACCAGAAGAATACTGCAAAGTAGTAAAGTTGCCACCAGTAGAACGAAACACCTTAGTGCTATTAGCCAACATTACTGTTGGGGTTGCACCGCTAAAAGAATACAGTTTTTGTGGTGACCAAGTACCAGCAACTGCTGTGGTGTTCAACCTATGTTGACCACCACGGCTAAACACACCGCCACGAGGGTCAATTTCAACATTCAACATGTCAGGGGATTCGTAACTAGCCAACTGGAATTGGTCGGCACGAAAGTTCAAGCCACCAGTAAAGTCCGATACTTCACTAATTTGTATCTGGCTCATTGCTGATTAACTTTTAGATTCTTACCCATAGTCTGCATCCAACCATTAAAAGTAGGACGACCAGAAGTTTGACCAGCACTTAAACGCAAATTAGCGTGACTACTAGGTTTGGTAACATTAGTGGCAGCCAAAGTGACACCCTCATCAAAAGCACGCTTATACTCATTAGCCATCAAAGTGTCCTCAAGACGCTGATACACACGGCTACAAGCATAATACACTAAAGCAAAATGCAAGTTAGCACTTGCATCCACATTGCCCTCAGTAGTAATCCAATCAATAGGTTCACGATAAGCACGGACAACCAGAGTACGCACATTATTAGGCTTAGGAAACAAATGGATTTTTCCTTCCCAAATAGAATAAAACAACGGGTCACCACTAGTGTCATAAGACCCAACATATGTTTGCTCAGCCATATCATGACCAACCATATCTAAACGGAAACCAATATTGTTGTTATCCACAATAGACACAACCTGCGAAATTGGGTCAGCGGTAAAACCACTAATAGTGTAAGCCCGTTGCTCGGCAACAGTATCAAAAGTAAAAGTCTTTTCCAGAAAAGTCCAACGCTTCTCAAGGTCCAAAATACGATAATACCCGTCACGCAAATACAGGTTCAACAACGAATCAGGTAGGTCCTCAGCATCAAGGTCAGTAACATCCCGAACAGTCTGCCTTAAGGCGGCAGCAGTCATCTGAGCATAAGCCATTATACGCCCCCATCAATCTTATCAGCAACCTCAGCCAACGCCTTAGCCTGCTTCAGATGCCCTGCACAGAACTGCTGTCCACGCACCTTATTAGCCCCACAAGTATCCTCGTTGCCACTGCATTTATCCCCACGACCAATATAAGGTCCGCTAGGTGCAGCAATACGGGACTCGGATACAGCCGCTAGGCGGTATCCAGTCTGAGGAGTGCCATAATAGGCGTGAGCAGGAACACTAGAATTAGCCATCATATAACCCCCAATGTTCCCTAAGTTACTTTAAGCGACCAAGAATGTCAACCATAGCCTTAGTGCTACCTTTTTTGACAGCATTTTTTACTGGTTTAACAACCTTGCTAAGTCCACCAGTACCATAAGTTGCAGCCAACCAAGCAAGGTCACTAGGTGAACCCTTGCCTCTAAAAATGTTTTCCAACTCAGGTAACGCAGCAAACTGACCTATACCAGATTGATTAATAGCCCCAGCAATATCACCCTGTTTAAAACGCTTACGGGATTCAGGACCAACAGTATAAGCATCAACTGTAGCCTTAAAAGAACCCATAGGGTCATTTTTTAACTGACCAAACTCATCTTTAAATTGACCGCCAATAGCAGACAACACAGCCCAAAGAGCAGCACTACCCTTGTCAAGATTACCCATCTTAGGTGCCTTAGGTGCAGGACCAGCAGCGGCAGCGGTACGCTGGTCTTTGGTTAAATCCTTAGCGTACTGTTGCAAACCCTTCATGCCAGTAGAACCATCACCGTATTCAAATAGTCCACTAGGAAGAATCTGTTGAATACTCCAAGGGTCAACAGCCTTGGGCATCTTGCGTTCTTGCGCTTCAACCTGCTGCTTGTTAACCTTTTTAAAGCGTGCAGCCATAACTATTTACGCTTACCGCTATACCTACCATAACGGTCTGTTGTAGGATAAGGACCCAATTTACGCTTATCAGAAACAAACTCACTCTTACCCAAATCAGCCAATATATCCTTAGCATCTTTATCGCTAAGACCACGCTGATTAATCTTACGGTTCTTAATAGCCTTCCACTCAGCGTTTTCTTTAGCAATAAACTTCTTGTACTCAGTAGGAGACATTTTTGCCACCTTAGGGTCAATAATATTTTTCTTAGCGTTTTTTTCCTGCTGTGAACGCAAACGCTTAGACGATTCCTGTTCAACAACCTTTTTTGGCTTCTTTGGCTGTGGACCTCTAGCGGCACCCATCTTGGAATCAGCCTTTTTGATGACAGCATCAAACTTGCGTTTTTCTTCCAACAAACTTAAACGCTTCTGTGTTTCAGACATTTTAGGTGTGATACGAGCAGGTTTGCTACCAGTAAGAACCTTACCAGTTTTAAGTTCCTGCGCACGGGCACGGCGTGCACCCATCTCAACAACTTCACGACCAGTCTTACCCTTAGTTTCGTTAACTATACCAGCCAAACGCTTTTTAGCAAAAGCATTAGCCTTAGCAGAATCAGACAAAGCATCCTTTACGATAGCACGAACATCACCAAGTTTGAGTTCATAACCCTCTTTGGTGGCATATTCCTTCATCTTATTAATCTGCTTAGTTAGCATGTCACGGCGACCCTGCGAACCCTTAACACCCATACGGTTAGTGGCATCAATAATGCGTTGAGCCTTATCAACCTCACGCTCAAAAAACGCTTTAGCCTTATCAGTCTTCAACTGGTTAGCACCATAACCGTAAGCCTCTTCAGCCTTACGGTTTGCACGAGCAACACCCTTTGCCTTTGCTTCTGCTGTCCTCGCTGCTTTCTTCGCTGGACGCTCAGCAGCAAGTTTAGCATCAATCTTAGCACGGTCAGCCGCAGCCCTAGCCCTATTGGCAGCAGACCGTTCAGCCTTAGTTAATGGTTTAGCGGGGACAGAAGGAGCCTTACGACCAACTTTTTTAGCCGTTGTCGTAGTAGCCTTCGGTGCGTTAGCACCAAGGCGTTCTAGGACTTTGCGAACAATGTCATCGTAAGGACCCTTAGCCATTTTACTTGCGTTTTCCTTGCTTGACCGCTGGACGCTTTCCAGACTTCACTTTTCGTGGACTCATGTCAAGAAAATCTTCAATATTTCTTTTGTTCTTAGGGTCAGCAAATCTTACACCAACTTCTTTTGTTCTTTTTTCTGCCCTAAGAGCCTCATTGTATTCCATGTTACGAGTAGCACGAGCATTACTAGGCTTGTTAACCTTTTTCAAAGCAGATTCATCACGGCGTTTAGCCTTGATAGCATCCTTGTATTCTTGGGTGCCCTTTGTGTATGTTTCGTTATACACCTTTGGCTTAGAGTCAATCTTAACTCGTCCACCTCGTACTGGTGGGCGACCATTTTCTCCTGCAACAAGTTTGCGGGCAGTAACTTTTTTAACTGAAGAAGATTTTCTTCCAACATTAACAGTTATTTCTGCTGGCTTGCGAAGACGCTTACCAATAGCCTTAAGGGTATCGTCAATAAATCCCTGAGGACGGGCGACACCTGTGATTGCTGGTTTCTTAGCCATTAGTTTCCTTTTTTCTTTCTTGCACGCAAAATATTGCGTGAACGCATGTCATTTAACATACTTCGTTGATAATCAGCCTTCTGAGCCTTGCTCATACCCATTTTAGGCATCTCAGCCATTTCACGGTCTGGACGCTTTGACCCTTTTGTGGGTGCTGGCTTAGTAATACGCTTTGGCATTTCACGAAGTTTCTTCATAGCCGCAAGTTCTTCTGGACCTTGCTTTCTGGGTGCTGGCTTTTTACGCCCATAACCAACTGCACGCCTAGTAGAACTTCCCTCAGTAGGTTTAGTGAACTGGATTTGTCTTTCTTTATCGCCCCACGGGTCGTATTTACCCATTATTCGCCATCCTTCTTTTTCTTCATCTTCTTACGACCAGCCAAACGCTTCGCTTCCATCTCATCCTGACGCTTAGCCCAAGCAGCACGATTAGCCGCACGAGTTTCTTCTTTAGCAGCCCGTGACTTAGCACTAGATTCAGCCAAATATTTAGAGCGGTCAGCCCAATGCTTAGCAACATTAATCTCACGCTTCTGAGCACGAGTCATCTTCTTAACACCACCACTAGGCTTCTTAGGCTTAGGTGACGGCTTAGGCGCAGCAGCGGACGCTGTAGGCGGCTTAGGTGGCTTCTTACCACCACGACCACCAGCAGCAGTCTGTGGAGTAATCTTAGGTACACTACGGGCTGGCTTAGCAGCAGCAGCACCCTTGGCACCAGTTCGTGGTGCACGGCGACCAACAGACTTAGTTTCAGCACCAATAGCCTTTTTTAGAACATCATCAGAAACAGTCATACCACTAGCCTTAAGAGCCTGATTGATTGCTTTCATTAGTTCATCTACAGGTGGCTTAGCCATTAGTACATTGCCTTCTTAGACATCTTAGATGACTTAGCACCCTTAGACTTTTTGCCCTTAGGATAATCCGAGGTCTTTGTCCCCGCCTTAGGTTTAGCATCAGCATGGCTGGACAGAATCTTATATTTAACTGGCA